AGGTCGCATTCACGAACACCCCGCAACTGCTGTCTTGCGAGCGCATGTTCCTCAACTGCCAGGCATTGACATCGATTTCGGCGGTCACGCTTAAACCATATGATTCGCAGTACTTCCCCGAAGGGGTCGGCTCCGTGTATCGCATGTTTGAAGACTGCCGTTCGCTTGAATCGCTCCCCTCGCTCAACACCGGAGCCGTCCGTTATTTCGGCCTCATGTGCTACGGGTGCGCATCCCTCAAGACGATCCCGCTTCTTGCGACAGACGCCGCACTCGATGTGGGCGGAACGTTCGGGAACTGCTATAAGGTTGAGTCCGGCGCCTTTGCGCTTTACAACCAAATGGCGGCGCAGGCCGACGTCCCGGCACATTCCGGGACATTTACAAACTGCGGGCGCGATACGCAGACCGGTGCGGCCGAGCTTGCACAGATCCCGTCCGATTGGAAGTAGTGTAGTTATATCGATAGAGGATTTTAATCATGAGCGAAAGAATTATGAAAGCGCTCGCGAATTGCGAGCAGGGGCTGTCCGAGGGGCAGAAACTCCAAGCTCGGACCAATATCGGCGCCATCGGCGGCGTGAAGGTCTATGACGGCTCCACCACCCAAGAACTTACCCCCGATGCCGAGGGCAAGGTGACCGTTGATCTGTCCGACGCCGGAAAGGTTCAATCGGACTGGGCCGAAACCAATTCCGCCGAGCCTTCGTACATCCGGAACAAGCCGGACCTGTCCCAATACGCAACGCTGGAAGACCTCGAAAACATGACCGGAGTGTTCATCGGCGTCTACACCGGAACCGAGGAGACAACCACCCCGTTCGCGGACTTCTATGCAGCCCACCTTGAAGGCAAGGCGCTGTTCCTTAAAAGGGAAATCGACGGGACCGAATATCTGTTCGGCGCCGACGACGTTTCCGAGACGACCATCCGGTTTACCCGCACCATCGGGTCGGTTGAATCGAATGCCTACGGAACGGTCAAGTCCTATATGGCGGAGATTGTCAAGGACGAAGAGGAGGACGTTTGGTCCTTCTATGAAAAGCAGCTTGGCGACGATCAGGTACAATCCGACTGGACGGAAGCGGACAGCTCGAAGAAGTCCTTTATCCGGAACAAGCCTAACCTCGCCACCGTGGCGACCAGCGGCTCCTATAATGACTTGTCCGACAAGCCTTCGATTCCCGATCCTCAGGTCCAAAGTGATTGGGCTGAAGCGGATAACACGAAGGTTGACTACATCAAGAATAAGCCTAACTTGTCCACCGTCGCCACTTCAGGCAGTTACAATGATTTGACAGATAAGCCCTCGATTCCGGATCCGCAGGTTCAGTCCGATTGGGCTGAAGCGGATAACACGAAGGCTGACTACATCAAGAATAAGCCTAACCTCGCAACGGTTGCCACTTCAGGATCCTACAATGACTTGTCCGACAAACCTTCCATCCCCGCCGCACAGGCCCAAAGCGACTGGACGGAGGAAGATTCCGCAGACCCGTCGTTCATTCTTCACAAGCCGACCCTCGCCACCGTTGCCACTTCGGGCAGCTACAATGACTTGTCCGACAAGCCGACAATTCCGGCCGCTCAGGTGCAATCGGATTGGAACCAGTCCGACAGCAGCGCAGTGGACTACATCAAGAACAAGCCCGCCGCGATGGAAACGAAGCCGCTCGTTGCAGGCACGAACATTGAATTTGTGGCCGGGCAGAATGATGTGACCATCAACGCCACCGCCACGAAGGTTGTCAAGCGCCCTGCGCCTTACAATATCGATACTTTGGTTGCCGAGATGGCGGTGTACGATCCGGGCGAAGACTTTGGCGCCCTTGTTCGCGACCAAAACGACAACACCCTCGGCTATCTTGCCCCGAAGCATTATGGCAACGCGGACGTCGGCAAGGTTCTCACCGTTGTCAGCGATGATGGCTACAAGATGGAATGGCGCAGCCCGGGCGGTGGAAGTATGGAACTCAAGCCGCTCACGGTGGCAACGCAGCCGCTCGTCTCCAGCAACCCCGTCATCCTGACCATCGCCGACGGCTATGCCTATGAGCTGGATATGCAGGATTCGTTGTCCGCCGTCGTTACGTTGGACACGCCCTCGACGGACACCATCCACTCGCTCATCTACATCACGAACCACGGCGGCAGCCACTGTGGCTACATCACCATCCAGTGGTATGATGCGGCGCTCGAACGCCACACGCTTGAAATTGATATGACCGAGACGGAATACACCTATTGCCTCGATGTCTACATCCGCAAGGTGACCATCGGCAACACGCAATATGCAATCGCGGCCGTCCACGACTACCCGGTCGCATACCGCAACTCGTTGGGCAGCTACACCACGACCAATGAGACAACCCAGATGGTGGGCGTATGGCTGTAATGGCCCTCACCCCCATCTCCCCGGGGACGATCCTCGCCCCTTGCGAATTGGGCCTGCCTCGCCTTGTAAGCGAGCTCGCCCCGTCCGTGCAGGGACGCGAACGCAACATCAATATGAATCGGGCAAGATTGCAGGAACTGTTCATGCGGAAGTATTTTTCGAAATATGAATTTGTCCTGCTTCTCGATTCCGATGTTGTGGTGACCAAGGCGGTGTTTGACAAATTGGTTGCCGCATGGGCGCCCGGAACAACGCCGTGCGCAATCACGAAAGGCGATACCAAAGGGCACGTGGTGTGCGCATGCGCCTTGATACATCGGGCCGACTATGCGAAGGTTGACTATCTTTCGGATGTGCTGCAATGCCAGTGCATGAAATTGCCAGCCCCGTTCTATGTTGAAGGCGCCATCGCGGAGGAAATATGAAAACCATCGTAAGCATGACATCGTGGCCGCCGCGTATCGCATGCGTAGCAAAGGCGCTCTCCGCCTTTATGTCGCAGACCCGCAAGCCGGACATGATTGAATTGACGTTGTCCTCCGAGGAATTTCCCGGCGGATATCGCGACCTGCCTGAGGACCTTCGCGCCTTGATTGATGGCGGCTTTGTCCAATGCTATTTCGAGCGGGGAAATACCGGCGTCTTCCGTAAATTGATTCCGTGTGTAAAAAGACACCGCGAGGATGCAATTATCCTCACCGTGGACGACGACTGGGTCTATGCGCCGGACTATGTGGAGAAGATGCTCCGGGGAATTGAGGGGTACGATGTGTATTCGCCTTTCACCAATGTGACCGGCGCCTTCACCGCATATCGGGCGGACATATTCACATCCGAATTTTGGACAAGGCTGACCCCGGAAATAATTGAATTGGCGGTGGACGACACTTGGTATCGCGCCTACCTTGAATGGAAGGGCGCCGACTGCCATTTCGACCCGCGTGCCGATTTCCGCGGGTATGCCCTGCCGACAAACGCCGCCGAAATTTCGCCGAACAGCGAAAAGGTTGACGGCGGCTACACCGAGCGCCGTTGTACAAAGGCGGCGGTTCTCTCGAAGGAGGCATTCAATGGCAAATGAACATTCCAAATGGCGTGAATTTTTGCAGCCGGTTGTCGCGGCGCTTGCCACATTCCTTGCGGCGGGTGCCATCTATTTGCAACAGTCCGGATCCGAGAAGACGGATGCTTGGCAGGCGAAGGCGGAGACGCGTCTTGAATATCTTGAAAGCCGCTCCGCCAAGCGCGATGTCGATATGGACAATTTGCGCGTGATGATGGGCGACGTCAGGTCGGATGTATCTTATATCCGCGGGCTGCTTGAGAAGAAATGATTACGGTGGTCTTCGTGATAGTCGTCATCGTGGTCGGAGCCTTGTGGTTCAACCCCGATGATTGGAAGCGGTGAAGGCCCGGCGGTTTTCTCCGGTCATTTTTACGCCGGGCCTTACATCGCAAATACGGCGCTTTTAAGCGCAGAAAAAGAAAAGGCGCTTAACTAGGCGCCTTTCGTATTTAACAGCCTTAAACATGCGCTTACGGCGCAACAATCGGCGAGAACCGAACCTTCACTGCAACACCCGACGGCGCCTTGTCAATTCCCACGTCAATTCGGGTCATGTTGCGCCGCATTCCGAGCCAGCGTGCCCACCATTTCGTGGGTCTTCCGAGAACGTCGAGTCCCTTTTCCCTGATTTGGCGGTGCGCATCGCGGAGTGCCGCCTTCTCGATCCAGTCGCACTCCTCCTTTCGCTCAACGCCTAGCGTCCGGCACATATAGCCGGTCACGCGTAGAATGCACATGTCCAGCATTTCCGGGTAGTCGCGCAGGGAATCGGTCTCGGCAACCGTGTTCCAGTTCAGGCTAATCGGCATTGACCACCCTCGCGTTGGTGAGGTTGAGAATCCAGGTCCCATCGTCGCACCGGGCGCCATACACCGCCGGGAAGAATTTGTACGTCTTGGCCTTGCATGTGAAGCCGTCGGGCAGCGTTACCACCTGCCTCGGCATGTCAAGCGCATCGGCCTCGGCGTGGCAGCCGATGAGACAGCTCAGGATTGTTCCGAAAAGGGCCACGCTGAGGACCCATACCACTGCATAGAGAAACTTGTTCATTCCATCTCCTTTTTAAGATTGTTTACGCATTCCGGGTCGGCAAGATATCCGGACGAGTATACATGCCCGTCCATCTCGCGGTTCATTTCCTCCGCCAGCGATTCCGCCTCGGCAAGCGTCTCGCATTTTCGGAAAATGCGGTCGCGGCCTTCATTCGGTATCCTGATTACGCACGGCCTGCCCATCATGCCTCCTTTTTAAGGTTGTCAACCAGCTCGGCGACCTCGTCGGCGCGATATACCACGCCTTCGTATTCCACCGGATTTCCGTCCTCATTCAAGAGGTCGAAAGGGCCGCCGGGCATAAGCACGGTCAATTTGTCAATAGAGTCGATCATGTATTGTCCTCCCCGACGGCACGGTGTTCGCATGAAAGTGCCTGCGCAATCTTTCGGCGGTCTCCCGGTTCTCGCTTCGAATCGCATCAAACTCATCCGGCGGCATTGCGATGAGCCCCTTGAAGTCAATGATGCGGACGTGGCCGTCGTGCGGGCGGATCATTTCGAATGCCAGCCCGCGCAGCCGATACGGGTACACTGCGAAGTGCATATCGAATGAATAGCCGCGGCGATCAGGCGTGTCGGTTTCGGTCACCTCAGTCCACTCGGCCACATAGACCGCACGGGAATCGAAGTCGATTGCAATCTCCATCGCCCGCTTCTCCATATCAATGCAGTAGCGGCCGATGGCGCTTGACATGCGCTCCGCACGAGGCTTGACAATTTCATCGACAAAGTCCTTCACCCCGAAGTCGGGGAGCGGGGCGATCTTGATTTTCTTGGACGCCTCCTCCCATTCCTTCTCCAGCTCGAGAAATTCCTTGTCGGTGAGCAGCTCGCGGCCGCGTTGGGCATCGCGCTCATGTTTTCGGAATAATAGTTCTGCACGCTCCATCAGCACCCCGCCTCCGGATCCGGGCAGACAAGCACGACCTTTCCCGGCATCTCGGCTTCAAGAACCGCCTTCATTTCCATCGCCTTGTTCGCATCCATCGCCCACACATGCCCGCCGAAGTGCAGCTTCGCCAGCTTGCGGCTTTTCCTTGCGGGCACGGAGTCATCCTTCGCACGGATATAAATGGCGCCGAACGGGCTGACGCCGGCGGGCGTGTCGCCATATTTCTTTTCCTCAATTATGAACTTGCGGAAACGGATGGCAACGCCAAGAGTGTCGAATGTTCCGAGGCAGACCTCCTCGATTGTGTCCGCCTGCTCGGCGGACCACGAGCCTTTCGCCTTGTCGGAGTATTTTTGCTCAATCAATTCATATTTCATGTTTGCCTCCTAGTAGGTGGAGTCGATTACCTCGTGAAGCATTGCCTTGAAGCATTCCTTACAAAGGTTCGGACGGGGATTATTGATTGCGGTGACCGAGACGAGAAACTCATTCATGCCGTGATGAAGCAGCCGCTGGAGCGGCGCCTCCCCGTAGACGGTGTTCCCGCACGAGTCGCATACCATCTCCTCGACCAGCTCGACGTGCGTCTCTATGTGGCGATTGATCATTTGTCCATCACCCTCAGGCGGTCGTAGTCAATCCAGTTGCCGCCCTGCTCTCGGACCATACAGCCCTGAATCGGGCCCCAAGAGTGCTCCATTCCCTGCTTTTCCGCCTTGCATGAGCACTCATAGTCCTTGAACCATAGGCACCCGACGAAAACGCCGATGATGGTCAGCGCGACCACGGTTAAAATGAATCTGTCGTCATTCAGCATATTACTTGCTCCTTTCGAATTTGTCGCAGCACTCGCCGCGATCGGTGAATTTGTTTGTCAATGCGCAGCGCACATCGCCGTGGTCGTCCTTCGTTTGATGGCGGCAGAAGTCGCAGGTGTGCTGAACCTCGTCCACGCATTGCTTCGCCTCGATGGCGAATTGTTTAAGGCATTCAAGGCACAGCGGCACCTTGACGATTGTGGTGGTAAGATAGGCGCGGGCACATTTCACGCCGCACTCGATGCAGGTGTCGTTGTAGCAGTTGTCGTCGCGCTGCCACAATGCCTTGCGTATTTCAACATTTCCCATTTTTATTTTCCTCCTCTAAATGCCTCGGCGACCATCGCCAGCATGAACAGAAATAGGCAGGTGTAGCCCGGGTTTTCATAGATGATGCGAAGTGCCTCGGTCATGCGATGCCATCCTTTCCGGCGCAGAACATGCCCAATGCGGCACAGGTTTTCGCGGTTTCAAAAAGACACTTATAAAATAGGACGTTCAGCGGGAATTTCCCGAAGTCCTTGAACGGGTCGATGCATATTGACGGCGCCGCCATAAACACCTGAAGCGCATGACATATGGGCGGGCGTCCATCCATTGCGACATACGCCTCGGTTACGCATTTCATGAGTCCCTCTCCGTCGGCAAATGCCTTGCGGCACGCCTCCGAGATTTCCTCGGGCGGAACGTCCATCCCCGAGCCTTCAAGCGAGATATTTATTTCGGCCGCATAGCGCAAGGCGAGCGGGAGCATCACCAGCGAGTGGAATTTGTTCGATTCCTCCGCCGACATCGTCACAATGGTGCCTAGTTTCTTGTTTGGCATAATTTTTACCTGACCTGTTTCTACGTTAACCTTGATTTGCATTGTATTCCTCGGGCATAACCCACTTCCAGTGCCCGTCGATCTTCACGTGGATCATTCCGGCGGCCTTCTTCTTTTCATAGTTCGCCTTGGCGTTCGCGCGCTTCTTTGCGGCATACTCGGGGTCCTGCATCCTCCTTAGATGGTACGCGCGGGCTGCCTCGGGGTGCTCGGCGTGCCATTTGCGGTTGCGCTCCTTCCGTTTCTCCTTATCGCGCTGATAGGTCTCGGCATTCAGTTTCCGGAACCTTTCGGGGTCGGCGGCGTAGCGTGCCTTGTTATAGGCAGGCTTGTCGGTGGAGCGTACGCCATATTTCTCGATGACGGCGTCCGTAATATCGCGGTTCTCCATATTTTCAACATGAAGCACCCAGCGAAGGTTGGAGGGGACGTTGTTGCCCGGATTGCGGTCGATGTGGTCGACCTCGTGCTTTTCGGTAGGCGGGCGGCTGTTGAACGCCTCGCAGATGAGGCGATGCACATAATGCGACTCGCCTTGAAAGCGGATGACGTGGTAGCCGGACGGCATCTTATATCCGCGGGTCCGGTGGGCGGGGTGATACCCGCTCTGTGGAATTGTCACCGTGCCGTCGCTGTGGCAGGCGATGCCGGTCGGATGCATAATGGTGATTGTGCCGTCCGCCGGGTTGTGGAAGCCGACAATGCGATTCTTCATGACTACCCCCAAACGAGTTTTATGATGCCCACGAGGGCGGGGATGACAATGTAGCCGAGCAGAAGCCAGCGGTCGTCAATGTAGCGGGTAAGGATCGGGTCCTTTTCCGGATACAGCAGGCTTGCGGCGTGCTCCTCGTCCATCCCGTGCAGGCGTGCGAATGTTGCGATGCGTTTTTGATTGCGCTTCATATGTAACTTCTCCGTTTTTCTATAATATACATTCTTCCGTGTCTATCATCACCCCTTTTTCTTGAATTTTTTATTTGCCAAATTGCGAGTTTAAGGCGATAATTATATGGGGCGCATGTTTACACGGGTTTCGGATTTGAGGCGCTTAGAACGCGGTTATTGCGCGAATATGCAGGCAAATAGAAACTCCCCGGCCTGACGACCGGGGAGCCCTATAGGGAAGGAGGCTGCAGATGACCGTTTGCAGCCCATCGAGTATAATATACTTTAGTTAGTCGCCGGCGCCACCCGCGTTTTCAAAAAAGTTATAATTTTTTTTGAAAGATCCCGTTGCAGGGCGCCGGGATATTCGTATATTTCAAACAAAGAGGATTCGCACACCTCTCATGCATTGATGGGAAGGAAAGAAATTACATTGTGTGCGAAACCGAAACGGTCCTCTTCACGGAGGGCCGTTTTTTATCTCTTAGGCGGGGCGAGAAATTCCTGCCGAACCGGGGCGAAAACAACCGGGGTCACCGATTCCGTAAGTTGTCCCGCGTAAATCAGGCGCCGACGCGCGAACCTGCTTACGTGCATAGAAGTCAGCCCAGTTGCCTATGCAACCTGACTTTAATCGAGCGCCGAGTACCGGAGTAAGCAGGTAAGATTCGGATTAAGGACCGGCGCACACGCCCGCCATCATGAGCAAGCGCACCCGAGCACCCCTGTTACAGGATGACCGACCAGGTTTGAACACAATTCAAGTAGGATGCGGCAGTTTTTACTGCTCTAGACTGACACACGCACACTCTCAACACGAATTTGAGGAGGAACGGTGAAGGATAGATTTTTGTCCCCCGCTATGGGGCAAGTCTACCTTCACCGCTCCTCTAACACGAAGTTCAAGAATAGTTAAGTATAAGAACGGACGAAAGTGGACAAGTCCACAAAATTTTGTATAAAATCGAACGCGAAAGTAGACTTCTCGGTTTCATCTGTCCATTCAGGGTACTATAATATGCAGAAGTCTGTGCCGGGGTCCTGCTGAATAATCTATATTTTGATTATAAAATATCAACAAGGAAGTAACATGGCACAGAAGAAGCAGGCGCCCCTGACCCCGGAGGAACGATACAACAAGGCAATGGCGGAGTACCGCCCGCTTTCACTCCACGCCCCGGCGATGCAGCGTGCGCTCCTCTCCGAACTTGTGAAAATCCGGACCTTGATGGAGTCTGCCCTCAATGATTGACCAGTCCTTGCTCATCCCCGTCCCCGAATACGGCGTGCATGTCCATAAGGAATCGCATGAGGTCTACCGGATCAACAAGTCCGGCGACCTCGTCCCGGTGAAATTCCACCTCCTGAACCGCCGCCACTACGTGTGGACCTCCCCCGAAGGCGGACACGCAAAAAGATCCCGCGTCCTCGCCATCGCCCTTATCCCGCGTCCCGAAGGCGCTAAACTTGTCCGACATAAGGACGGAAATTCCCTGAATGATTCGATAGACAACCTTGAATGGATTGTCCGCCGTCCCTATGAATCATACCCCGCCTCGAACAAGGCATATCGGCAGCGCAACGTGTTCCTCTGTTTTGCCGACCGCCGCCAGTATTGGTGCTCCCGCGACGCCGTCGCCCACCTGATGAATCTCAAGCCATCCGCCCGCGGGCAGTTCAAGCCCGAATATGCGCCTAGGCCCAAGGAGTAGCGCATGTCCGCCCGTCCGCTTCTCTCCCTGAAAGGGCAGTCCCTTGAAATGCAAATCTCCGGGGTTCGCGCCTTCATCACCGACAACTACCCGCCGGGCTCCAAGTGCCCGACAACCTCCGAGTTCGCCCAATTGGGAATGAACGCGCAGAACGCCACCTCCATCATGTCCGTACTTAGAGGCGAAGGGCTTGTGGACTACATCAAGACCGGATCCTCCTCCTATGGATATATCCGCTGTCCGTTCACCCCCGACCAGCGCACCGCCCTCTATGAGGAACAGAAGGACGCCCGCTCCAAGGCCATCCGGGAACGCTCAAATAAGTCCAAGGCAATTTGTACAAACTCCCGTGAGCTCCGCCAGCGCCTGCGTGATTCCCTTCTCAAGGCGGTCCTCACCGAAGGAATAGATCGCCACCTGATCACCGCCATCCGTGAAGGGGACACCGCCCGTATGCATGTCATCGAAAAGGCCTGCGAACTTGTCGGCGCCAAGTTCTCCCAGTCCGAGGAGGCGGTCCAGCTTGTTGAAAAGCACGCCGCCGCCGCCATCGCCAAGGCAGGCGCAGCCCTTGCCGCCGTAAATGTCACATTCGCTCCCGCCACGGACAATACCCAGCGCATCGAGGCGGAAATCGTCGAGGCGGAGGTCAACTAGTTGGCATACCAGCTCAACATCAGGATTCCGCTGCTTCCCGTTCAGGAACAATACCTCCGTGCCCCCGAGGACTTCGTCGCCATTGTCTCGTCCCGCTCTTGCGGAAAATCCTTTATCGCCATCCTTGACTCCCTGCTCCACGTGATGCAGGGCGAAAATGTCCTTTATATGTCTCCGACCGAAGGCTCCTTCTATAAAGGCCCGTGGCTCCATCTCCAAACCCTTCTCCGTAAATTTGGACTAGAAAAGGAGTTCCACTGGAATGGATCCCTTCGCCAAGGCACGTTGTTCGGAAACATCCTATTTGTTGGAACCTACCAGAACGTCGAGGCTGCCCGTGGTGCAACCGAGTGTTCTACTCTTTTGCTTGACGAATTTATGCAGTCCAAGCCGAACATTCTAGCGACGCTTGCGCCGTGTCTGCGTGGCGTGGACGCGAAGGGCAACCCGATCAACCCGCGCATCCGTGCGGTCGGAACCCCGGATATGAGATCGGCGTGGCAGCTGATGGTCGTCGAGCCCCAAAAGTATGGAATGCGTATTCTCCGCTCCAAGATGTCCGAGAACATCTATATGACGGACAAGCAACGCGCCGTGATGGCGAACGCCATCTTCGACGAGAAGCTGCGCCGTCAGGAAATTGAAGGGGAGATCATTCTCGGCGAGGACGCAACCTCCATCATCACGTTGAAGGACTTCCCGCGTGAGCCTGCCTTCTCCCCGTCCCCGTTCGTCTTCGGCGGCCTCGATATGGCCCATACCGGACAACGCGACAACCACGTCTTTGCCGCACTCCGGGGGAATACCCTTCTTGCCCTGCACAAGTTCGGCATTTGCGATTCCGAGGCTGTCGCCCAGTACATCCGCAAGTTCAACGCCGCCTATCCGATGGAAAACCTCAATATGGACCTCGCTTGGTCCGAGTCCGTATACGACCAGCTCAAGTACGAAATCCGCTGCGCACAGATCCCGTTCGGCGGCTCCGCACCGGAGGACCAGCGCCTCGCCTACGGCAACATCAGGGCCTATGGATATTTCCATCTCGCCAAGCTGCATCGCGAAGGACTTTGTGTGGACCTCTCGTCGCCTTGGATTGATCCGGGCCTTGTCGCCGAATACAAGCGCGAAATTTGCAACACCCACTTTACGCTCGATAGGCTTGGACGCCTGCTCATTGAGCCGAAGGATGCCATCCGCGAGCGCATCGGACATTCGCCTGATACCGCCGACGCATTGATGGTCGCCGCCCTCGAACGCAATAATATGGACATCCAGCCCGCACTTCAAGATGTGACCAATGCACAACTGTCCGCCGCCGAGGTGGACTCGATTATGGAGGAGTTCGATGGCATCTAAGAACATTGACGTTTGGGACGATACGAATATGGATGCGTTCTGCGTTGCGCTCCGCCTTCGCCGCATCCATAAGTGCCCGCCCGACATAGAGCGGCTGTTTTGCGATATCCTTCGCCGCATTATATGGATGGGCACCGTGCTGCTCGCCCGCAAGAAGAAGTATCGCCGCTATCGCGTTGTCTTTTACAGCGAGGATGTCCAGTCCGGGCTGACGCTTCATATTCTTGAAGGACTACAGAAGACCCGTGTGGACACCAAGATCCCGCGCCGTGTGGTGAACCTGATCATCCGCTCGACGCAGAACCACCTGAGAAATCTTGCATTGCACATGGACCGCTTCAGCGACGTTGTCCTCATCACCGACTACCGCTTCGATGATGCGGGAACGGTGCGCCGCTCATTTTGGGGCGACATCCGGCGCCAGCCGCCCGGCCGCAAGGTCCAAGGCGATAACATAAACGATGTATAAACCATAAACAAGGAGAAACCAGTATGGCTTCCAAATTCGACAAGCTCGTAGAAGATCTCAAGGCCGAGGAACAACAGTCCCAGCAGCCCGATACCACCCCGACCGATACTCCTCCGGAAGATAAGCCGGAAGATACCCCGCCGGAAGATAAGCCGGAGGACACCCCGCCGGCAAACCCCAATCCGGACCCCAATCCGAATCCGGATCCGGATCCCAACCCCGTGCCGCCGCAGAACACGCAGCCGCATCAAATGTCCCCTCAGGAACATGCATTCCGCCGCCAGCTCGGCAAGGCGAAGCAGCGCTATGAGGCGGAAATTGCGGCACGCGATGAGAAGCTTGCCCAAATGCAGGCCCAAATCGACGAAATGAAGAAGGCAATGGCCCCGACGCCCGCATTGAAGACCCGCGACCAGTTCGACAATGACGATGACTTTATCGCCTATCTTGCAGGCGAGAAGGTCAAGGAAATTATGGCAGGCCGCGATGCCGAGGCGGCAAAGAAGGCCGCCGAGGACGCCAAGGCTCGCAAGGAACAGGAGGATCTTGCCGCCGAAACCCAGCGCCAGCGTCAGGCGTGGCTCGAAAACGTCGACTCCGCATTCAAGGACGACGTTACTCGCAAAAATGCATTCCTCAAGCGCGTTGAATACTGCAATGCCCGCGGCCTTGGCACCATCCTCAACAACTGCCCGGTTGCGGCCGACTTCCTGATGCAGCGTCCGACCGGTCCGATCGTGTTCGAAAAGATCCTGAATGACAGGGACACCTTCTCCCGCGTCTTCAACGAACGCGCCACCTCGCCGCTTGACATTTACTATGAACTGCGTGCGGTGGAAGCCGAAATTCTCGCCCAGCAGGCCCAGCAGCCCACGCAGACGCCGCCTCAGCCCGCCGCCCCGAAGGGAGGCGTGCCGGTCCACATCGGCCGTCCCGGCAGGCAGGCGGCAGGAAACACGGCTCCGGACATCTTCAGCGATCCGAGGGCAATGAGGGAATTTCTCAGGAGCTAGTATGCACGCGCTGACCTACCAAAAGAAGTATGCCATCGTCGTGCACGAGGACCGAGGCCCTTGCTTCCAAGTAAGGTTCGGCAACTGGATGCATCTCCTGAATACCGGGGCAGGCGGACAATGCGAAATCATTGCCGCCACCACCCCGATATTCGATGAAACCATCCTCGCGCATACCGCTTCCGTTACATTCCAGCGGTTCACCGGAAAATTCGAAATGGACATCAAGCGCCTCGCCGCATTGAAAAAGAAACTCCATTTCGATATCGTCCTTGATTACGACGATATTCTTTTCTCCTTCCACGGGAAGTCTCCGATTCCGGAGTACAACCCTTACACGGCAGACACCTTTTCCGCGAACGCAGCCATCCGGAGAATCCTCCGGTTTGTTGACCGCATCACCGTCAGCACGGCGGCGCTTGCGCTTGCAATCACCTCGGAGTTCCCCGAATTGCGCGGGTCAAATATCGTGAAGGTTGTCCCGAACTTCGCGTTCACCAGCCTTGCGTGGGATGAGCCTCGACGCGGACGGAAGAAGCCGCTTGTCGCCTACACCGGATCCATCTCGCACTTCGCCCCGGATGACCCCGGCGACCTGCAAGGCCCTTGGCTCCCCGCAATCAACGATGCGGTGAAACGCGGCCTGATCGACCTGCATGTGTTCGGCGAGGACAGCGGACCTTTCAATCCGAATAAGGTAACTGTCCACCCGCATGTGTATGCGTCCGAATGGCTGTCGTTCCTGAGCAGGCTCGCGCCGGACATAATTCTTGCCCCGCTTGCAAACAATGACTTCAACCGATGCAAGTCCCCGTTGAAGGCATTGGAGGCGGCACTTGTCGGCGCCGCGTTCATTGGCGGCATCTTCCCGATGTCCCCGTACAATGAATTCCTCGCCCCGGCAACCGGCATAATGCCCGATGAGCCAGCCGAGAATGTGACACGCGCCCTGGAACTTCTCCGCGACCCCTCGCTCCGCAAGGACAATGCCGAGTTCGTCGCCCGGAAGGTGACCGAGTTCGGACTCATCGCCGAGACCGAGCCCGCCAAGGACCTGTTCATCTCCGCCTTGTTCGGACAATTCGTCCACAAGACTTAGAAACCGTCACTTCAAATTATAATAACAGAAGACCCGTGTGCAGTCGCGGGTCTTCTTCATATATTGGGGATAGAGGATTTCGCCGGACGTGTCCTGAATTCCGGCTTCTGCGTCCATCCCGGCGCATGCAAACAAAGAGGGATTTCCCGCCAATCGCCCAAGGCGCGACAATAAAGCAGGCATCAACCCAAACATAAAACTTTCCAAAAAAGGAGCCAATTATGGCCGGTACATTTACCAACCGCAAGAAGCTCGTCATGCTTGCTGCGGCCGTTTTCGAAAAGATGGCGTATATCAAGAACGCCGATTCCCTCTTCCCCGAAGCCGAACTTAAGGGCAAGAAGTACGGCATGAAGGTCAGCACCTATCTTGCCGATCCGGGCACCGTGCATGATGGCATTGTAGCCACTGCCGACAAGATTCACGAAGTTGAAGTCTTCGCTTGGATGAAGAACAAGAACACCGCCGTTGAAGTCGACCTTTGGGACGAACTCAACAACATCGAAGATTTCAAGAAGGAAATCACTTCCAAGCGTGCAGGCAAGCTCGCCCGTGAAGTCCAGCTTGCAGTCCTCGGCGAAAACGTGTTCCGCTCCTGCCAGGCTGTCGCTTCCGCAACTTCCGGCTTCTCCATCCTTACCGACGCCTCCAGCGCCTTGGATGAACTCGCCGTCGATGGCGACCTCGTGACCTTCTTGCGTCCGACCCTTCACGGCAAGATCGCAGAAGGCGGTCTGTCCAAGTTCCTCCCGTCCGAAAAGATGAAGGACATCTACGAAGACAACTATCTCGGCCAGTATGCCGGTTCCGCTCAGGTGGAACTTGCCGGTATGCCGGTGCTTGATACCACCGGTGCCTGCGAACACCCGACCATCACGGTCAACACCGTGAAGGACTCCGGCGGCAACGTCATCGGTCTCAAGCCGACCTCCACCATCGTCGCCGGTTCCGCCGAACTCGTGGTTGGCGTGCCGTACGTGGTTGAAGGCCTCAAGATCGTGGATGAATCCGGCATTGAAACGGATCAGGACTACGTCGTGATCGTCACCGCCGAACAGCAGTTCGACGCCGAAGGCAATGCTTCCACGGTTGTTGGCATCCCCGAACTCCGCGTCACCGCGAAGGGCAAGGGCTACGGCAACCCGAACGCCTACATGGCCGCTGCCGCCCTCGGTTCCGGCGACACCGTCACCTTGACGCTGTCCCCGATGACCGGCATCACCATCGGCAAGAAGTATGATATCGGTCAGTGCCGTACGATCAAGGCCTTGTCCTTCGACCAGTACCGCTTTGAAGACCTCCCGGCCGCAAAGCAGGAAAACGTCGGTACGTTCGAAAATATCACCTTGAAGGCTCAGAGCGCTCCGCAGATCCTCAATGGCGTGGCTGTCACCCGAATCGACATGCCGTTCCTTGCGAAGATCTTCGAACCTCGCCGCTCCGTCACGGTGTACGTCGAAAAGACCTAATCGGATTCTTCTTCCTAAAAGGGTAAACACAGGTGCCCCGCCTAATCACGGCGGGGTTTCCTGTTTAATGCGCGTTTAACGGCGTTTTACAGCCGAGGCGCCCATTTGCCCGATCCTTTCATGAAATCGCCTTATTGCGCCGTTTATGCGCAAATATGCGCCGGTGTAGTTATATTGGTGAAAACGATTTACTAAGGAGCAAATATGGCTTTTGCAATGAACGACCTCATTCAGGAGGCATGCGAGGACCTCAACCTCACCGGCATCGGGGAGGCGGTGGAAGGCAAGCTCGCCGCGTCCGCCGAAGGCTGCGTCAATCGCGCCATCGCCCAGCTCAATGGGGACGGCTATGTCTCGATGACCCAGCAGGCACGCGACGTTACCGCCGCCGGCAACATTTATTTCCGCGTTCTCGAACCCGGCGAAGAAAAGCCCAACACCGTCAATATGCTTCCGCCTGATAGCGTGGACACATTATCCCGCCAAATCGGACCGCGTTTCATGCGCCTGCGTCCATCCAACCGCGATGAAATTGACCGCCTCCGCACATACTCCTACCCGACCCATTGGACATATGGGACGGAGACCGAAATTGCCCCGTCCGGCGAGACCCGCGAGGTCGGCATCATCCGGACCAACGGCTCCTACCCGACCCAATTCCGCGTCTACCTTAACAGCCAGCTCCCCAAATACAAATTGGGCGATACCATCTATCTGTCCTCGCTCTACCGCAACCTTCTTCTGTACACCACCGAGATGAAGCTCGTGGAACTTGCAAAACTCAAGTCCTATGAGGATCAGGTCCAGCGCAATCTCAACGGCGCGATGAAATTGATTGACACAAGGCACGCGAACAACTCTCCCGATACGCCGGATGGCGGACCGGAAACGTCCTACCTTGACGGCTACTACAATGTAATCGGAGGCAATGGTTTCTAAGATGGCTACCGGAAAAGTTTTTCAAAATCTCGTGGGCTCCACGAAGAAGGCGAAGTATCCGGCCGTGATGGGCTCGGAACTGTCCGTGAATATGTATCCGGGGCAGAACGGGAATCAAACCTATATGGAATCCCTGCCGGGCCTTGAACGTATCTCAACCTTGTCCGGAAAGTGCAGGGGTGTCTATGTCAGCACCATCGGCCTCAACGGCGCCCCGGAAGATATGTTCGCCGTAATGGGCTCGGTGCTCCACCGCATCGACATCTATGGCAACGACCATATCATCGGCAATGTGGCGAACAATGGCAGGCGCATCAGTTTCGCCGAGGCGGGCGGACCACGCGCACTTCTCCTCATCGCGGACGGCTCCAACCTGTTCTACTACAACCTGCTTGAAGGCGGGCCGCTCCACACAATCCAGCTCCCCGAACGAATTACCGACCGAGGCGGCACCATCACCCCGACACATGTGGCCGTGGTGGCAGGCAGCATCGTTGTCAATGATGCCGGATCCGGATATGTGTATTACAGCAAGCCCTACCCGCTCAACTCCGATACCCGCAAGATGTATCGCATCTCCGGCGGGAATGTCGAGTATGCAACCGATGGCGTGACCCCGCTTACCGACACGGTCAATAGCGACCGCCACGTGTTCGAGGATGATTACGGCGCACAGCAATACTTTAACACGGAATCCAGCTCCGACAACGTCAACGCCGTCTATGCGGTCGGCCCTACCTTGTATGTGTTCGGCCCGAAGACCGTTGAAATTTGGCAGCGAGGCTCCGGCGAATTTGAGGACTGGATCCGCACCTCCTATACCGCCCAGGCAAGTTTCGGTATCGAGGCTCCTAACTCCCTCGCCAGTTCCGGCGGCATCGTCTACTTTGTCGCATCCGGAGCCCAATATGGCAAGGCCGTGATGATGGTTCAAGGAACGCAGTTCAAGCGCATCAGCGAGGACTGGCTTGAAAATAAACTGTTGAAGGAATCCACCGAGTCCTCGTACGGCTTCTGCTACAGCGTGGGCGAGCACAACTTTTATGTGCTCCAGCTTAATTCGCTGGGCGAGACTTGGGTCTATGATGCGATGGACGGCGGATGGCATCAGCGCATCTCGCGTGATATGCAATCCGGCGCCGAGGTTCAATGGCGTCCGGGCGGAGTCGCCTACTTCACTGAGAAGTTCTTCGCCTTCACCAATGACGGGATGCTTTGCGGCTTCCACCGCGATTACTGGAAGGAGGATTACCCCGACGGCTCTTCCCTTCCGATGATTCGTCATCGCCAAACCGCCGTTATCACGGATGGACTCAAGCCCTTCACATTCGAGGAGCTTGCCATCGAATGCAACGTCGGCACTTGGGATGACTATTCGCTCAAGCCGCAACTCCTGCTTGAAATCAGCAAGGACGGCGGCAACACATTCGGCAACTCCATCAGCGGGTCAATGGGCAGGACCGGCGACTACGGGCATCGTGTCCGCTATCTGTGCCTCGGGCTGAATAGGCTGTGCGTCATCCGCATCACCTACTCGCATCCGACCGACCTCGTCCTTACCGCCTGCTCGATCCGTGCCGAGGCAACCGCCGCAATGATTTAAGGAGGACCAATGCGTAACGGAATTATCAACAGCAGCAGCCCGAAGGAGGATGTGTGGGGCGCCCTTACCGGCATTTGGAACCACTACCGAACCGGGCAGGATAAAAAGTGGCTTGTGACAAAGACACCGTTCTTCATTCACATGGAAGCCACCCTTCAGGCGGGGACGCATCAGCTCCCGCTTTCCCCGAATGCGACGAAGGCGCTTTACTGGACATCGAAGGACAACTCCGGCGGGATTATCATCAAGGCGGGGCAGAAGGTATTCGAATTGCCTGAGCCCGCATTTGTCGAGCTCACAATTTTCGGCGAGACCGATGGCTCGGTGTAGTTACTAATAGTGAAAGAGGTATTGATATGGACAACGCAAAACTTAAAAAGAACCTGAGGGCGCTCCGCTCCTCGATCGAGGACTTCCTTGACGAGATGGAACTTGACGAAGGCGCCGAAAAGGAAACCGAACAGAAGTCCGATGATAAGAAGTCTTCGGACAAGAAATTCTCTTCCGCCGTCGAGGAAGACAAGGACGGCAGGAAACTTTCCCACTAGGAGGACCTATGGCAGGAACTATGGCAAGCATCGGCGAATTTGTCGCCAACCCGTTTGGCCTTGGCGATGTCGGCGCAGGGGCGGTGAACTATCTCGCCGAATCCCTCGGCTTCTCCAATTCGAAGCAAATTGACGCGGCACAGTCGATGCTGGATGATGTCCTCGACCGCTCCGGCTCCACTTCCGCACAGAACAAGCGCCTTTACGGGGATTACCTCGGACAGATGCAAGGAATGTTCGGCGAAGGCTCCGCCGCCTATTCCGACGCGGTGAAGAACCTTGCCGATGCAATCGAAAACCGTCAGGATTTCAGCTACGGCAAGGATGTCAACTCGTTTATGGATCCGGCACGCGAAATGCGCGTCAATCAGGCGATGGATGCCATCAATGCAAGCGCATCGGCAGGCGGAAACAGATTCAGCTCGAATTATGTTGATAAGCTCGCCGCAAAGCAGCAGGCGCTCGCATCCGAGGAATGGTCCAAGGCATATGACCGAATGATGCAGGATCGCGCCCAGCAGCTTCAGGAATGGGAATCCGGGCAGCAGAAGATCAACAACCTCGGCACCCTTGCAGGCATCTACCAGTCCGACCGCAACCAGCTCGGTTCCGCAATCGGCGACTACTACTCGTCGATGGCAAACCAAAACAACGCCGACTTGCAGGTCTACTCCGATGTTGCAGGCAACAAGGCCAACCTCGAATCCCAGCGCAATTCCGGCGCCGGCGGCCTTCTTCAGGGCGTGGGCTCCATTATCGGCGCAATCTTCTAAGGAGAACAACGTATGCCGCTTAGTGTATCTTTCAACTGGCGCTCCCCGAATGTTCAGGTCAGCGGCCAGTCGCAGCGTGATATGGTTGAAGGCGTCAAGGCGATTGGGCAGGGAATTGCCCAGGCGCGTGACCGCCGTTTCCAGCGCGATCAGGCCGCCTACCAAAAGGAACAGACCGAGCGCCGGAACCGGATTGAGGACGAGGATCGTTCCCGCCGCATGTCCGAGGAGGACCGCAGAAAGCAGGTTTACGGCGAGGCCGCCGACCTGATGCGCCGTCGCGAATTGCAGCTCGCCGGTCTCAAGGACCAGCGCAACAAAATTGTGATGGAAATCGAACAGCTCCGCAGGGAGATTGGAACGGATGGCTAACTGGACCGACATTTTGAAGGTGTTTGGCGCCGCCGCACTTAATGGGATGACTGCAACCTCCCCCGTTGCGGCCATTTCCGGCGTAGGCGGAAAGCCGCGTGCCTCCGATATTCTCAAAGGCGCCACCCTCACCTACCCCGGTCTTACCGAGGCATTCGTATACCCCATCGTCTACCAGCCGAACCCCGGCGGATATGCAAACGATAACGGCTCAATTGACCGTGGCGCCGCCATCTACTCATCCCTTGCGCAGACATTGGATGAGCACAACGCCGCAGTGAAAAATGGAACCGAGCCCTCGCTCGAATCGTGGTGGCCGGGAAAAGACACCAGGCCGAGAATCGACTTCCACCCGAGTTCCAGCGCCGTGAGTGATGTCCGCATCATGCCGGACAATACCATTCAGGTTCGCTTCGGCGGAAAAGGCAAGTTCTACACGTATCGCGGCGGATCCAACCCGCGTGAAAGCTCGCTCATTGCAAAGGACCTGCTTACCGCCCCGTCCATCGGGCGTGCGCTTGTACGCGATGGGCATAACCGCCACAATGGCAAGAAGGACCGGGTAGGCACCCCCGATGCAAATATCGGATGGTGGGGCCGCCGCTACGCACTTTAAGGAGATGAATTATGTCCGACGTAAATTTCAGATGGAAAAACAGAGGCGGAAACCTTCCCGCGGTGCAGCCGAATTTCGTTGACCCGCAGGGCGTCCGTGCAACAATGGGGCAGCAGGGTATGGCAGGCTATCAGCCGAGTCCTCAGCCGAATATGCAGGGCTACAGCGGTGCGCCTATGCGTGCCCCTATGGCAGGCAACCCCGGATCCGGGGAAGGCTACCAGTTCGATGCATCCGGCATTGATGCGTTCAATAAAAAGAAGGAGCGCCTCGCCGAACTTGAAGAACAGCTCAAGAATGTGGACGCCCAAATTGCACAGATTGAATCCGGCTCCACGGATGAAGAAAAGGCTATTGCGGCAAAGATGGCCGAAATCGGCGATATGTCCGGTTATCAGGCAATGCTTTCCCGCGAACAGAACGCCGGCGCCCAGCAAAAGTCGGCAACGCAGGGCATCGAAAACATGCTCTATGATGCGGAGAAACTCACTTGGGGCCTTGACGCGAAGAGCGAAGAAGACCGCAAGATGGTTAAGTCCAACATCGAGGCCACCTTGCGCCGTGCCGAAGAGCAGGCTGCAAAGGCAGGCGTTGACGTTACCCGCAACCCGAGTTACCGCCGTCTTCGCGCCGCCCTGGAAGATTCGGACAAGGCATCCATTGTCTATGAATCCGAACGCCGCAAGGCAAACGAATGGTGGAGCAAGGCACGCAAGGGTGAGCTTGTCAACGCCGATATCGCCGAGATTGAGTCTTTCATCGAGGCCAACCCGAACAGCGAGGCAGCATCCCAGCTCCGCCCGCTTGTCGAGCAGTACAAGCCCAAGACCCGCGAAAACAAGGCTGCCTTTGAGAAGCGCAAGAACGATGCCCGCGCCTTGCGCAGTGCATTGCTGGCGCTTGATACACAGGAGGCAACGCGCCGCATCAATAACCTGACTAGTGCGGAGTACAAGCTGCTTCAGGACTTTTACCCGGAACTTTTGAAATAGGAGCTTGCGGTATGGCAAAACCCAGCGAAATTCTTACGACCGAAGCACGCCAACGGAATATCCATCCCGGCGATGCCCTTTACGATGTCCTTGATACAACCCGCGGACTTACTGAAGACCGCCGCGAGGCAAATATCGGGGACATCCTCGGCGATGCACTTATTCTCAAGGGCGCGGACTACAACCCCGATGCCGTTGTGCCTTCCCTTGCGGATGTCCTTTCCTTCTATGGCTTGAAGGACTCCGAGGACAAGAAGGCGGTTGACAAGTTCCTCGAAAGTTTCAGCAAGAAACTCCCGCAGTGGAAAAAGCAGGCGCTCGATGACCCGAAGTGGGGGAAGAGCGGGTGGGAAACCATCAAGAAAATCTACCAGCAGGCTGAAAAAGACAAGATGTATTCCAACATTGCGGAGAACCGCCGCAAGATTGCCCACGGCGATGACGAAGAGGGACTGGATTGGCTTGCAACGAAGGCTGCAAACATCATGTTCCCTCGTGCCACGAAGGCCGTGGAAGAAGGGCGCGACCCGACCGCCAGTGAATGGGGAAGGGACGCGGCCGCGAATGCAATCTACGCCATCCCCGTAAGCCGCATTCTCGGAGGCGCCGTCAAGGCGGCACCCGCGGTGGCAAGGACCGGCGCCCAGGCGCTTGGCCAGTTTGCCGCCCCGGCCGCAGTCGCCGGTATTGACTATGCGTTCGACCCGAACTATGATGGCGGTGATGCGGCCACCGACATTGTTATCGGCGGCATGACGAACCTCGGCGCGAACAAGGTGCTTGGACCGCTGATCTCGAACAAGCTCGGCGCCATCAGCGGAAACATCGCGAAGCGCGGGAAGCTCGGCAAGATCCGCGACATCCTTGAAGGCTCCCCGTCGGCAAAGGAAAAGGCCGCCCAATTGAAGGTGAATGCCGAACAAATCCTCAAGAACGAGGAGCAGAACCTTTCCGAAGGACTGCGCAACTCCGTTGCCCCTCCGACAAAGGCTGCCGTGGATGAGGCGGGGAAGATCCGCGACATCATGAAGGCGCCCGAAACGGTTATGCTGAATCGCGATGGCTCCGTCATTATGAATGCGGCCACCGGAAAGCCCCTGACCGGGCAGGAGGCGGTGGCATTGGCCGAGAAGAATCTCAAGGACGAATACCTTGCGCGAAATGCGGAAGATGTCCTCGGCTCCATCTTGCAGCAGGCAATGCGTCCGCAAATTGTAGGCACCCCGGCCTTCAAGCAAGGCGCGAAGGACTACGCCGCAATCTTCCGTGCCCACCCCGAATTGAAGTCCGCGTTCATCGACGAACCGCTCTTCGCCTTGAAGGGATTTGACGCCGCACGCGCCTTCGCCCCGGTTGTCGCCTACGCGGTGAACCAGTTCGGCTCAGGCACGGACAGGGCTGCGGATGTGGTGGGCGGCGCACTCGGGACGGGCTCCGCAAAGGAACAGCGCGAGGCCAACGCCGGACGCAAGGCCAAAGAACAGCACAAGGCAAAGGTGTCCGAAATCCTTTCCGCACCGGGCACGGACGCCGAGGACGCCAAGTGGCTGACGATTGTGAGGGACAACCCGAAGGTCCTCCAATTCGGCTATGCGGACGACCCGGAAGGCTTCAAGCGCTGGCTGCTTGAACGCGGAAGCGACCTCCTCCGAGGTACCCCGCTCTACAGACCCGCTTGGGAGGCCGAGTAATGCGCCATAAACGCGCATTTGACGGCGTCAAATCAGGTGCCCATGTATTTGGGCGCCTTTTCTCTATTCGCCGTTTATATGCGCAGTATGCCCGTTGTTTTTTTGGGGTCAGCAGGCACAGGAAAAATCAGGAATGTGCCGGTGTAATTAAAAAATCGAACAAATATCGGAGATTTTTACATGAATTCCGAAGAAATTCTGCAGAAATTCAAGAAATTCGAGTCGCGCTCCACCTCGGCCTACTCTTCGTTGGTTGACCGCATCAAGGCAAACCGCAAGTTCGTGGCAGGCGAGCAGTGGACAAAGGACGATGATAAGTACATCGCCAGGTCCCGCAACCGCGTGACCGTGAACATCATTTCCAACCAATGCCACTCGGTTGCAAACCAGTATGCGCAATTCCCGTTCACGTGGTATTCCGGCGATGAGAAAATCGATAAGGAAATTGACCAGTTCTTCAGCACGGACAGCAACCGCTTCGCCGTCGAGGAGGCGCTCCTTGATTGCGTGTCCTTCGGAATGGGCATCCTTGCCCTCGGTTCCGATAAGGATGTGTCCGGCAAGGAAGTCCCCGTCATCTATTCCGTGACCGACCCCGACCGAGTCCGCCTCGATCCGGACAGCACTGAACTGGACGGCTCCGATATGATGGAAGCCGCGTTGATTGACTACCGAAGCCGCGAATGGATTCGCGTCAACATGGGCGAGCAGTATCTCCCCGGCAAGCGCGAGAAGATGCTGTGCACATGCGCCAGCTGCGCAACCCTCGTCCCCATTATTACCTACTACTGGCTCGATACCGACGGCTGCCACATGTCCACATTCGTAAATGAAAATGTGGTCCTTGACCCGCAGGGCAAGCCGGAGCAGGTCATTCCGCTTCACCGCGTCCCGGTCTTCCCGGTATGGGGCGAACGCACTTGGGATGACGACAAGGAAACCTATTGCGGACTTATCAGCAAGTCGGAAACCGTGCAGCGCATCGTGAACTACAGCATGACGCAGCTCGTCGAACGCCTCGCCCTCAGCCCGAAGCCGCTGTGGAAAGGCTACCTCGAACAATTCAAGGGACTGGACAAGTATTTCAGGCGTGCCGGAACCGGCGAAAATTCCATCATCCCCGGCAACCGCCTCGCCAACGACAATAAGACGACTCTCCCGCTTCCCGAACGTATGGACAACAACATCCAGTTCGCCGACATTCAGGGAATCGTCCAGGGCTCGATGGGAATGTTGTCCAGCATTACCGGCGTGGACAGCAAGGGTCTTGCCGATGTTCAAAACGACATCACGGCAACCGCCGTCCTTTACACGTCCAAGGTCTTCCAAAACAATGTCCGCCACTATTTCAGCCACCTGCGCACCAGCTTCAAGTCGCTGGGCGACTGCGTGATGGTCCTTATGGGCCATCCCGGCGTTGTGGTGGATGTGGCGCAGGGCCCGGACGCCTATATGGAAAATCAGGTTGCACGTCAGGAATTGACCGCCTTGATGGGCGTGATCGAGCCGAATCAGAAGCGTGCGGTTGTCAACGCGATCCTCAAGACGCATCCGGACAACGAAACGCTCATCCAGCTCTATGCGGAACTCAATGCGATGCCGGCGCCGACCCCGATGGAAGAAGAAGCCATCAAGACGGCACAGCAAATGAAGCAGGCGCTGGACGCCAAGAATCAGGAAATTATGCAGCTGACCGCCCAGCTCGAACAGCTGAAAACGCAGGTCGAAAGCCAGGACAAGTCCTACCGCTTCGACCTTCTCAAGGCCCAACAGCAGCACAACTTCAAGATGGAGGAGATGGCGTTGCAGAAGCAGCTTGACCAAACCCCGGCGGATGCGGCGAAGACCGCCGCCGAGGTGCAGAAGGCTGAACTCGGCGTTGAAAAAGAAACCATCAGTCTTGAACGCGAGCGCGAGAAGGCAGCAACTGCGCAGATCGAGGATCAGGCCGCGTTGATTGATGCAATGTTCGGAGGTATTTAAGAATGAAAATGCAAATCGGCAACGAGCCGTTCCTTTATCGTCCGACCGGCCTTCCCATTGAAGGCAGGCTCCACGTCTTCAAATTGAATACCGATGTGCCCGCGAAGACCTACACGCTTGAAGGCACCGCGTTCGTGCAGGGCGAAAACCCCGTCCTGCTTCACGGCGGCCTTCCCGATGATTCGCTGTTCGTCGATGTCGGCCTCTACACCCTCTCGGTTGACCAATACATCGGCCCCGAAGGCGAAATGTCGGTCGATTCCCCGGATGAATACTTCCGCAAGGTTGACCAGTTCGAGGTGGGCATCGATTTTGACCCGCAGGCATCCTCCGCGAATGTGGTGGACACCCTCGAGAATCTTCAGGATGCAAGCCCCGATTTGAAAACTGTCACGGTACTTTGGCATGACACCCCGGGCGACTGCATTCCCCGCACCTATTTTTGGGATGCGACGGCGCAGGATGCGATTGACGGCGGCTATGTAATCGGCAGCAATGTCTCCGACACCGGACGCTGGATCCTCCTTTGGGCGGATGAAATTTTGCCGTGCTCCGTTTACGGCGTTCTCCCCGGCCGCGAAGAAAACCTCAACCTTCTCCTGAACTATCCGGCAACGGTCGGCAGCATGTCGCTCGTGACCGCGCCTTGCGTGCGCTTCACCCCCGGCGACTATAATACCGATACCGACTATGCGACGGACAAGGAACTTGTATTCGATTCCGGCGCACGCTTCACGCAGGCGGAACTTACATGCCCGCGCATCCGCGTATTGGGCGCCACGCGCACCTCGTATGTAGGCAACTTCAACCTCACCTCCCCGGATGCCGAGGCGCATTCCGGTTGGTTCCGCACGCTGCAAGGCTTTTGGCTGTGCGGCGCAAAGCACCTCATCATCGATTCGGTGAACCACTTCACCTCGAATTATCTTAATGCGACTGTCAGCCTTGCGGACAAGGTTGTGACCGGAACGGGGCGCCTGCCTTGTACCTATGCGAGCGGACGCTATTTCATCGTTGCCGCCAACACGGTGATCAACGGCAGAATCTTCAATGCCGCCTCCGACTATGTCCGCATTATGACCGATGGATGGGGCGATGAAATCTTCGCCCGTACCGGCACTTGGGATCCGGGCCTTATCGGCGCCGGACACCACGTCCAGTATGATGCCATCCCCGACCTCGACCTGTTCGAAAGTGCGGACAGATGGGTCAAGACAATGGTCGAGCGCCGTGGCCGCATTAGTGCGCAGGTTTGGACCGACTTCACGCTTGACCTTCAAAACCGTAGGCTGGACAACATCAACATCGGAACCTTCAAGGAAGTCCGCAACGGCACCTTCAACCGCCTGACGGTGAGCGGGACATCCACCTCGGACATCACATTCCGCAACGTCACCGCATCCGATGTGACCTTCTCCGGCCGCTACCTGATTGTGTATGACTCCGACATCAACTTCGGGAATGTGCCGTCCCTGAGCGCAATTTGGGGCTATGACAGCCGCATTGCCTCTTCGATGATTTGGACCGTTCCTACCGTGCAATGCGAATTTGAGCGCTGCGACGTTGGCATCTCGTTCCATCGCGTGACCGAGAACGATAACACGGAATCGCTCCTCAAATTCGTGGAGTGCACCTTCCGCCACAACGTCGGCATCCAGACCAAGAACCTTGAAATGTATCGTTGCCTTACGGACAACAATGCAATCAAGATCTACCCGTACAAGGCGGATGGCGGCTACCACTTCCGCGTCGTGCTTGAAGGCAACAACTTCAACACGGCCTACCCGATTGAGTTCACCCGCGTGGAGACCATCAATGGCTATGTTCAGGAGGGCGTCTACGATATTCTCCTCCACTGGCGCATTGTAAACAACACCTTCGCCGGGAACTCGGAAGGCATCCGCATGCGCTACTGGCAGAAGAGGGCAGGCAGCTATTACACGCGCCTGTTCATCAAGCAGGGCCTCACCGGCCACGATATTGCATACTCCGGCAACGTAGGCAACTGCCCTGCCGACAACATGCGTGGCGTGATGATCGGGGACAATAAGGCCTATGTTGAAGAAACCGTTTCCGGCGATTTCAAGATGTACAAATATCAAAGCGCAAATCGCCGCTGCATGATGGCGCCGAGCTCCTCGTGGTGGACTACGGGGCCGATCGGCGGGCCGAACACCTTGATGAAATACTATTCTTGGGTAAACAGCCCGTACAACTCGGTCTCCTACTCGATGTTCGTTCAGGCAACTTGGTCGGCATATCCGCGTGCCCACGACGAGATCATCAACGATGGCGACTATTTCCTGCTCGCCTTGGCAACCCTCGGCGATTACCTGCGCATTGTACAGCGTGGCGATGGCGACCGCAACGATGGCGTTATCGGCAAGGTGATCTAGTGTAGTTAAAGAAGTGAAAAGAGGAATTTGAAAATGGCATTTGCATATCTTCTTGACCCGACAAACCAGTATCAGGACCGCCGTGGCGTCAACAACGTCAACGGCTTCTTCAAGGTGTTCCGGGCGGACACCGATGATACCGCCACCACCTACAAGGACTTCAATGGCACGCTGAATCCGGAGCGCATCCCGATTGACAATAATGGGCGTGCGGTCATCATTGTGGAAACGGGCAGGCCGTATCGCGTGGAGATGTATCTCCCGAACGGCAGCCTTGAATTTACCCAGTCGCCCATCTATCCGTTGGCATCCGGCGGCGGGCTTACGATGGTCAACATCGAAAGCACCGACGGCTCCATCAAGGTTGACAAGAACACCTCCGGCGGGCAGGCCACCTTTGACCTCTCCGTGAATGATGCGGATCCGCAATATCTTGATTGGGCAAAGTGCGCCCTTGCAAACGTCCCGGAAGCCGGAACAATGGTTCCGTTGAAGGTTCAGGGCACGATGGATGCGGACGAGCACGGCGTTGTTCTCAAGGCCGGAAACCTCTACCACGTGACCGCAAGGTTTGTCGCCACGAAGACCGATGTACAGCCGTTCTATGACAACATCTCCCTCGGCTTCAATACCTTCGATGGCGAGCAGTCCGAGTTGATCTTCGGCATGAACCGCATCATTGATTACAGCCTCGGGCTGAATCAGGAATTTGACGTGTCCGCCGATATCAAGGTCGGCGAACATGACGTTTCGCTGTTCTTCACCTACTCCGGTCAGGATGTGAATGCAGGCGAAATCCGGTTCCTCTCGGCGGACATCCACAAGCTGTTCTCCGGCGTGCCGCAACTCCCCGAAGGAGTCGCCTCCCGCCAGTGGGTGAGCGAGAACTTCCAGGAAAAACTCGAGGCAGGCGAAGGCATCACGATCGTCGGCAATGTCATCAGCGCAACCGCATCGCAGCAACAGCAGGCGGATTGGGCGGAGAATGACCCCGCGGATGTGACATTCATCCGGAATAAGCCGAATCTGTCCACCGTCGCAACCAGCGGGTCCTATGACGACCTGAGCGATAAGCCTTCCATCCCCGACCCGCAGGTCCAAAGCGATTGGTCGGAAGCGGATAACTCGAAACCGGACTTTATTAAGAATAAGCCCAATCTTGCAACAGTCGCCACGAGCGGCTCGTACAATGATTTGTCCGACAAGCCGGACATTCCGAGTCAGCAGGTTCAGTCGGACTGGACCGAGGCGGATTCCTCCAAGCCCGCGTTCATCAAGAACAAGCCGAATTTGTCCACGGTTGCGACCAGTGGCAGTTACAATGATTTGTCCGACAAGCCTTCCATTCCGGCAGCGCAGGTACAGAGCGACTGGAATGAAGCCGACAACTCTAAGCCGGACTTTATCAAGAACAAGCCTAATTTGTCCACCGTCGCCACAAGCGGTAGTTACAACGATTTGTCCGACAAGCCGAGCATTCCGGATCCTCAGGTTCAAAGCGACTGGAACGAGGCTGACAGCTCTAAGCCGGACTTTATCAAGAACAAGCCTTCCATTCCCGAAGGCGTGCCTGCCTATTCGGCCGCCGATGCCGACAAGGTTCTCGGTGTCGTTGACAACCAAGGCACGGCGGAACTTGATTGGGTGAGCAAGGGCGGCGGAGGCACGCAGGTTCAGGCGGACTGGGCGGAGCAGGACTCCGCCGACCCGTCCTACATCAAGAACAAGCCGAACCTTGCAACGGTCGCCACCAGCGGCTCGTACAATGACCTGCAAGATAAGCCCTCGATTCCCGCCGCCCAGGTTCAGGCGGATTGGAATGAAGCCGACAGCGCTGCGGTTGACTACATCAAGAACAAGCCGTCCATCCCTGATCCTCAGGTTCAGGCGGACTGGAACGAGGCGGACAATACGAAGGCGGACTACATCAAGAACAAGCCTGCCATTCCCGCCGCCCAAGTTCAGTCCGATTGGAGCCAATCCGACAACACGAAGGTTGACTACATTAAGAACAAGCCGAATCTTGCGACCGTTGCGACCAGCGGTTCCTACAACGACCTGCAAGATAAGCCGTCCATCCCTGCGGCACAAGTTCAGTCCGATTGGAACCAGTCGGACAACAGCGCCGTTGACTTTATCAAGAACAAGCCGACCATCCCGGCAGCCCAAGTTCAGGCGGACTGGGATGAGGCTGACAGCGGCGCCGTGGACTACATCAAGAACAAGCCGGCAATTCCGGTTGTTCCGCCGATGAAGAACCTTGTGGCGGGCACGAATGTCACGATCACCGAAACCGCCAACGGAGTCGAAATCGCGGCAAGCGATACCCCTCAGGAACAGGCGGATTGGAATGAAGCCGACAACACGAAGGTTGACTACATTAAGAACAAGCCGTCCATCCCTGATCCTCAGGTTCAGGCGGACTGGAATGAAGCCGACAGCACGAAGGTTGACTACATCAAGAACAAGCCCGGTTTCGTCGGGGCGGATGGGGTGTCGGTCACCTTCGACAGCCAAAACAACCGCTATGTGGCCTCGCTGGATGAAACGGAACTTTGGAGCGGCGCCGGATTCAAATACGGCGACTCGGCCATCACCTTGTCCGAGGCTGCCTCTCACTTCGATCGCATCCGCGTTGAAACCGCCTACGGCTCGCTCTTTGAATTCCGAGGCGCCGCCACGAAAATTTTGATGGCGATTGCAATCGAGGACGTCGGATCAAATCCGCCGAAACTGGCATCCATCTACTTGCAGGTGGATTCCACGAACCACACCTCCGTCTCCTACACGCAGAACAACGTTCAAAGCGGCGGATCGTATTATAAGAATGTCGGCGATACGCCTACGCATATTGTAAGAATCGTCGGCGTTCACCACATCGCATCCGCATAAGGACAACGTCTATGCCGACTACTTACTGGCTGAAATTCGGTAACACCCCCATCGGGTATAACGGGAAGGCCCTGAAGACCGTGTACACGGCGCCGGGGAGTCTTTCCGTCGCGTGCAATGTGGCAGTAACCGGATCGGGGTTTGATGCCACGAAACAATTCGGCTGTACCGTTTCGTTCGGTGCGGTTGTCCCCTATACCCTGAACGGCGTTGCGCAGACTCCCGCCTCCTCCGTTCATCTTCTTCTCGTGAAGGACCAGACGGCGACCCTCGGGAATATCCCGGCGGGCACCTCCTATTCAATCACGGAGGACACCATATCGCAGGTAGACCAGGACCTCGGATACTCCAATGGGGCGGTGTCCGGGGATACCGGGGTAGTTGATGAAGGGGAGTCCGCCTCGGCCACGATAAACTTCGGCTACTTGGAACCGGGAATGGTCATTATTGATGGCAGACCCTACCGCACAATAGTCGCCGGCGGGAATGTTTGGCTCGCCGAAGACTACCGCGGGACAGTCGGGTCGCTTTCTCATTATTCGGACATCTCCGGAAACCCGCCGTATATGGATGCCGTCTCCGTGGCATATGATGGTGAGACCGAGCCGGAACTTTACTCATATGGGGCATATCGGTCGCTGCTCACCAACCCGCCGCAGGGGTGGCATATTCCTACGGCATCGGAGTGGTCTGCATTTGTTGCCGACCCCGTGGGTGCGGCAAACATCCCTCGAAATGATACCACCCGCCTCCGCTATGTGAACGGCACCTGGACTTCCCCTACCGCCAGCGATTCCATTTGGGCATTTGACTATTGGGCTCGCTCGGGCGGATCTACCACACGCGCGAATGTTGTGGTAGGCGGGCAATACAATGTCTCCTTCTATAGCGATTCATATAACGTGATACCTGTGCGCTTGGTAAAGGATACTTAAGTTATGGCAACAGTTTTTACAATTGGCGGCAACACTGTTTCGTATGGCGGGTTCCTTCTCCGCGAAATGGGAGGAGGCTCCCTCACCATCTCGAAGACGGTGACCGGAACCGGATTCGATCCGGCAAAGACATTCGAGTTGACCGTTACGTTCAGCCGGGCGGTCACCTACAACGGCACCACCTCCACGACGCATACTTTCCATCTTGCATCCGGACAGAGCGTGACCATCGATAACATTCCCGAGGACACCGATTATGAGGTGGTCGAGGCACCCTTGTCGCAAATCGATCTTGAGGCGGGGTATCGCATTGGGTCTATGACCGGCGGGTCGGGAACCATTCCCTACAGTGGCAGCCTGACGGCAGCCGCTACAAACATTTATGCGCACGGCTCGCTGACGCTTAACCTCGTGGTGAATGGGTCCGGCTACAATGCATCAAAACTCAAGTACACCGTTACTTTCGACAGCCCTATTCGGTATAGCGTGAACGGCGTGCTAATCGAGGCGTTGAGCGATACATATTCCGGGGATTTTTCGCAAGGCACCCCGGTTGTGCTTGGAAGCATTCCGCAAAACGTGTCGTACACGATTACCGAAACGCCGTTCTCCGAAGCGGACGCCAATTCAGGATATTCCACCGGGACGATTACCGGCGCGACCGGCATTATGCCGTACAACGGGTCGCTCTCGGCCACGCTGCGCTACAGCTATGTGAATATCCCCGCCACCGTGAACGGCTACCGCTTTAAGTTTGCCGGTTCCCCGGAACCCGGGTGGCAGCAGGATGCCTCGGGCGAATGGATCCACTACGCCGGCACGGATATTTATGACCTTATCACCGGTGCAACCTCGCTTACGTTGGATGTCTTCAAGCGGAAGTATACCAACACCCGGTGGTATACGGGGAAATTTGAAATCATCCGTGCTGATCCCGAGGCCTCTGTAGCAAACACCTACCGATTCGATTTCGCCGAGCGCATTACCCGTGCGGTTAACCTGAATCTTGGTTCGAGTTTCTTTGCCGACGATATGTTCGCCGGCTGCACCGCCTTGACCGAGGTCGCATTCACGAACACCCCGCAACTGCTGTCTTGCGAGCGCATGTTCCTCAACTGCCAGGCATTGACATCGATTTCGGCGGTCACGCTTAAACCATATGATTCGCAGTACTTCCCCGAAGGGGT